CAATGCCCTTGATCTGCTCGTAGATTTCAAAACCTGGCGCATAAACAACAAGCATTGTGTCGGTTGCGAAATTGTTGTCAACAACAAGATCAAGACCAAGCACATTCATTTTGGTGTAAGCCAAACCGGTTGTTTTACCAATCGAATTTTGACCCATAATTCCGTCAGTGACATAGCCAAGCACTGGTCGGTTTGACCCGTCTAATTGACGGCCCAATTTTTCCCAAATATTTGGCGATACGCACAAGTGTGTCGGGAAGTAGTTGCTGTCCTCAGTGATTTCGCGTGCCGCGTCATACAACGCGTCAATCAAAGTTGCTGGATTGTCCTGATCAAATGTCCAAGTCGAGCCTGATGCAGTTGCACCAGCAACTAGCGCGTCGGCTGCCACATTGTCAGTTGTAATTAGGTATTCGCCAACCAAGTCGTTCAAGATTAAATCCATTGATGACGGGTCTGTAAAATCCATGTCCTGTTCTGTAATCGTTACTTGACCTGCAACAGTTGTTTTTGTAACTGTGTTGGACGCAATAACCATTGTGGTTGCTGACGGTGCAGCACCTTCAGTTTGTGTTGCGGTGCTCGTGTGCGTTGTGATCGTCGGTCGCACAAATGTTTTGCTAGGTGTGTTCGGCATTGCTCGCGCACCAAATGATGTAACTACAGGTCTAACAAATGACAAGTCCTGAAACAGTGGTCCGAGAACTGGTACTGGCAACAGACCAGGTGTATCAGTTGTCTTAACATCGCCTGCGGCTGCTTGCAACGCTGATTGCTGACGCTTGACCGCTGCTCGATACGCTGCGTTCACATTTTCAAATGTGCTGCCGCCTGTGTGTAGCGCTGCCATGAATTCGCCTGGTGTTGGCATTTTGAATTCTTGTTTTGGTTGCGCCCACAATTTATCTACAGTCGATGCTGCTGCCTCTGCGACTGGTGTTTCAATTTTGTCGGTCATGTCTGTGTCCTTTTGTTCTTGTTGATCTGATTGTATAGCAGGTTCTGTGTCTGATTCGTGGATACTCGGTTCGTCAGGTTTGCTGGCGGCAACATCGGTGATAACCGCGCCGCTGAACGCGCCTTCGCTTACCAGCGACAGTTCTGACCATTCAGCCGACTCAATGACCATTGTGCCATCGTCGTCGTAACTAAACTTAGTCGGATTTACGCCAACAGATACCGCGTCAATAACGCCGTCATTGGCGAGCGTCAACGCTTCTCGGCCCAAGTTCGTGTCACTGATTTTGGCTGTAAACATCATGCCCTGTGCCGTGTCTACACGCTCAACTACTTTGCCGACGATCTGTGTTGAATCGTGTTGCATATAAAGTTTCGGGTCGCGCCCCGTGACTGGCAACGACCCTTGCAAAAACCGAACCTTTGTACCGTCAAGCACTGTGGCTGTTTCGTCATAAGTGACTGCTACGCCTGAGATCGTGCGCCGCGCTGGTGCATCAGCGGCGGCCGCATCGACCGTGATCTGTGAAGGGGTCAATTTGATCATAATGGTGATACTACACTTTCTTGCTCTGTTGTTTCGCGCATTTCGTCCATTGAGTATTCGCCGGTCAAATATTGTTCTACATCAAATTCGACATAGGTTCCGTTAGGTAGCACATTGTTTTGGCTGAGTGTGCCAGCGATGCAATCCGCGTAGGCGCGCACACCGAATGTCCACAAGTCCATACGCGACTCGGCGCTTGATTGATACGAATACGACCCGACGCTGATACCAGCAAGGTATGGCGGAATGTTGCACAACCGTGCCATTTCCATAGCCTGAAATTCGGCTGCGTCAATCAGCAACATTTTGTCAGGTGAAGTCAGGGTCTCTGTGTACATCACAAATTCGTTGAGTGCTGCGGTTTGATTTGTTTCGCGTGCGACATTGAACGCCGCTGCAAGATCAGCCAATTCTTGTGCGCTCAAAGGTTCGCCACCAGTTTGACGCAACACACCAGCAGGTATCGCACTTGACGCGTTGCGGTATCGAGCACCTTCAAGTTTTAACGCCGTAGCAACCGCCTGTGTCGACATGTAGATGATGCCTTGTATTGGTGACAAGAATTGGATCACATCGTTCGGGTCTAGTTCAGTGCCTTGAAACACAACTTGTTTTGACGGCGCAAACCAAACTGGTCCAGCTTGATCTAATGTTTGGACCATCGCGGCTGGTAGTCGAGTGAACGACGCTGGATATCCGTCAGCGGTACGACTGGTCACATAAAGAAAGCCTCTGCCAAAATGGAATAGATCATCAAATAACCACGCGAGCAAAAACGAATTGGGTACGGCTGGGTCTATTTTGCGCAACCAAGTTCTAGGTGCGATTGGCAACTTTTCCATTTCGTTGCCGTTCCAAATTTCGTTGTACATTTTAAGTTGCATACACCCGAGAACCGATGCCATCAAGTCGCGCGCTCGACTGATCGTTGGCACACTCATCGCACGGTTGCGTGCGTCACCTTCAACATACGAATAATATTGACCAATCATTCCAGCGCCACCATTGTTGACGCTCTGATAGATGCCACCAGCCGCTGCTGCTTTAGTTGGCTGCGGTGAGATCGCTGCCTTGTTTACGGTGCGGTTAAATATGCCCATGCGCTAAGTATGCCACCAAACAGATTGTGCGTTGTGTATAGGCAACCGCCAATCCGTAACCGAGAAAGTAAGGCATCGACGGTTGCCCGACGAAATACTAGCCACCTGCCACAACGATCATCGGTTTTCCTGTGGTCGTAGGTCGGCTGGCAAGCGCCGCTGACCAAACCAAACAGCGCGCCAATTCGATAGGGCCAGGTGATCTTTGTGACGATAACGCGATGCTGTTTTGTGACCGTACCGCAACCGCACGCTGAACATGTTCTGCGAGCATGGTTTCGCCTGTATGCCACAACAACTTTTCGTGAATCATCGAGCGGATTCGTGGCGTAAACTTTAAGATTTCTGCGTAGCCGACAACGATGCGTCGACGCTCTAACGCGGTCGGCCAATGAATGTCAATCGATGGTGAAATCGCAAATTTGACGCTTTGATCTTTAGCGATTTGGTTCACTTCGTTGATCATCATGTCGTAAGTGTCGGCAACGAACGCAACGGTGACGACTGTGCGACGGTCTTGTAGCACTACGGATCTGACACCAAAATAGCGTTCATCTGTCAGCGATGATTCGATGGCGACAACACCGCCTGCAGGCATCTGGTCTGTGTATTGAAGTTCTGTCCAAATTCCTGGCTGTATCCACGATTTATCTGATGCGACCCACAAGTTACATGAAGCACGCAAGAACGATATGCGGTCAGGGTTCTCGGATTCTGCCTCAATGGTTTTGATGTCCAATGTTGTGCCCAACGCAGGATTCGCATACGGCCATGCCTGTGGATTCATTGGTGATAAGTCTGGTGGCGGCGACCACTCAGCGAAATAAAGTGTTGACGGTTCATGTTTGTCAATCTGTCTGAGACCCTGTTCACGCCAACGCAACATCGCCGTTGATGCCTCAGTGCCGGCAGTAGACCACATGCTCAACAACGGTGATCGCTGTGCGCGTTGCGCTGGTAACAAACCGCCATCGACAACATCGCGCCCAATATCCCAACATTCGTCCGCGACGATCAGGCTGGCTGACATGCCGTGACCAACCGAATTGTTTGCCGCTCGAATAAACCACCGCGACCCATCGGGCATCGTCACACTATTGCGACCGTAACTTGCCATCACTTTGGCATTAAACCGTTTTTGCAGAATTGGTGCTAAATAGTCATACAACATGACCGCCAAATCCAAACGGTGAGCAGTCGACAACACTGTCTGCGGTTTATCACGAATATTACCCATGTTGCACAACCACCAGCCAACCAACGCCGCCAACGCAACGGTCTTACCGTTCTGACGAGCAGTCGACACCAACGAAGTCCGATGCACAAAATCACCAACATCATCAAACGACAACTGAGCATCAAGAACACGCCGCTGCCAATCCATCAATTCAATATTCAGATACTGGGCAGACCACTCAGCCA